CGAAGTAATACCGCTGGTCGCTCCCCTCGAAGCCCGACTCGATGCGGCTCGACCCTTTGATCGTCGGCGTTGAGCCCGCAAGCATCTTTCGATTCCAGAAGGTCGTCGATCGCTTCTTTCCCAGGCTAACCGGATCACCCTCCGCGCCAGCGCTCGACGGGAAGCGGTCGACCTCGTCAAACAGCACGATGCGGATCGGTCGCGACGCGAGCCCGGCCGGCGAGTTCGCGCCGGCCACGGTCAGATGACCGCCCGCGAATTTCTTGTGCAGCAGCGTGTTGCCCGAGTCGCGCGACCTCGCGTCGGCGATACGATCGCGCAGCGCCGGGGTGTCACGGATCATCGGCGCGAGCCGGTCCTTCGACCATGCCTCGGCCATCTCGAGCGTCGGCTGCACGAGCAGCATCGGCGCCGCGTCCTGATGGACGAAGTACCCGATGACGTTGTTCAGAATCTCGGTCCAGCCGACTTGCGCCGACTTTATGCACCAGATTTCACGGATCGCAGGATCTGCAATCGCGTCCATCACCCCGCGCTGGTAAGGCGCGCGCGACGTGCGCCACGCGCCCGGTTCAGCCGACGATTCGCTAGACAGTCGCCGGTGCGCGTCCGCCCACTCGCTCACGGTCAGGAGCGGCGGGCTTTTCCAGACGCTCACCGTCTGCCGGAGCATTCCCGCCACCGTCGTCGTCGGTCTCGGGCAGCTCCCACTCGGCGAGCTCGTCGATAGCTGCATAAATGTCCGCGCGGATCTTGTCCGCCGCGACGCTCGCGTCGCTGATGTTCGTCAGTTGCGGCCCGAGCTTTGCGGGCAGGGAGAGGAGCTTTGCGCGAGCGGCGGCGATGTGATCGGCCCAGCCGGCCTGCACCGCCGCGCATTCAGCCAGCTGCCCGCGGCGGATGGCGTTTTCCATCTCGACGCGCTCGGCCTGGGCGGCTGCCAGACGCTCGCGCTGGTTTTCGAAGTCGTCGGTGGCGGCCAGCGACGGCCCTTGCCGATAGAGATGCTCGACGACACGGCGCATTCTCCAGCGGCGCTCGGTGCGCCCGCCCTTGTGCTCCAGCTTGTCGGGATCAAGCCCCTCGAGGTCACGGGCAAGCGTCCGCCGATCCCGGCCGAGCTCGACCGAAAGACCGCTCAACGTCCAGAGTTCCGCTTGCATTCGTCGCCTGTGGTGGTGGCGCTACAGTTCGCTGGCGCTAGAAAAAAATCGTGGGCCGAATGACCCGCAAGCAATGCTCTTGGGGAGGACCCGCGCGATGTCACGCGCGGATGCCTCATGCCTTCTGCGTCGTCGCCATCGTCTCGGCGATCGCCTCGCGGAACATGTCCGGTTGAATGCGACGGGCGATCGTTTCCGCCTCGACAAAGAATCGGAATCGCTGCCGATACACCGGCGGCTTGTCCACGAACAGGAACACCGGACGGACGGCCATGCCGCCGCCGATGCGCTCGTATATCCCCGGCGTCAGGTGTCGCGTGATCTCGCGGCTCGGGTACGCGAGGAAGTAGCGACCATACATTTGTCGACGGTTGCGCTTGCGCCTCACACTCGCGCGCTCGTTCTGCGCCGAGTCTCGCGACGCTTGCAGCTGCGAGAGAATCTTTGTCACCGTGCCGCGCGGGACGTTGCCGTATGAGTCGAGCGCAACGTACTTGCTCGGCACGGCGTACCAGCCGGAAGGCAGGACGCCCGCGCGTTGCAGCAGTCGCTCGAACGCCTTCGGCTTGCGTGCCACGCCGTAGACTGATGGCTGCAGGTACTCCGCGGCGGGTAGCCCCTTGGTTGCCTCGCTTCGGTCCTTGAACTTCACCGAGGCCGACAGCGCATTCTTGCGTGCAGGCTTGACGTACATGCCGCCCACCGTCCAGGGCGTCGGCCTGTCGTAGATCGAGGGCAGCTTGCGCTTGATCTCCTCGTGAACTTTCTGCGCCGTGCGCGTGAGCGCGAGGGCCGTGGCGAACGGAATCTGATTCCGCGGCAGCTCCTCGAGCAGCTTCAGCACCGCGTCGGTGTTGGTCTTGATCTCAAGCACCGCGCGCCCTCACCTGCCTGTTTTTCTGGAAAGCATCCCAAAAAAAGGCCTGCCTTTTTCTGGAAGGCCTTTCGAAAAAAAGGCCTGCCTTTTTCCTAGGCAATTCAGTCCTGCACGGGCAGGATCGCGACCGCTTCCTTGTCCTCGCCGTTGGCCAGCGTCACGCGGTGCTTGACCTCGTACCGCTGCCCGCTCTTTCCGCCGGCGACGTTGGCCGAGTGCTTGAGGTCGACCGACCCTTGATCGGCGATCGTCAGTCCGTTCACCGCCGGCCAGCTGCTCGAGCTGATCGTGGTGCGCAGTGATGCGGAGGTCAGCGCCTCGGCGGTCCAGACGACGCTTCCGTCGGTCACCGTGCCGCCTGCCGTCGTCGGCCATCGCAGTCGTGCGCTTGGCTGCCCGCTCGTCACGCCCGCCGTCGTGCAGCGGTATTGAAGGCCGGTCGCGTCAGCCCGGAGCGGACGGACGCGCGCGTCTGCTGAATACGCCATGCCTGGCTGCCGCGTGTTGGTGAGGTAATCGTGCCAGTCGACCTCGATCGGCACGTCGTCGAATGCGCGCTTCGGCGCGACGACGCCATACGGCGCGCCCCGGTTGTCATCGGTCATGGACGCCCAAGGCCTCCGGAATCAGTGAATGGTTCGGCGTTCGCCGTCCACGAAAATCGTTCGAGCCTTCGGCCGCACGGTTGCCGAGCGCATCGGCATCGTCACGGTCAGCGACCGCAGCACCGGCCGCGGCTGCGGGAACATCCCGCGCCCTTCGAGCGTCACCGGCCCGAGCGTCGCCGACAGGTTGCCCTGCAGGTCGAGCTTCGCCGTCGCGGTGACCGTCAGCGCGTCGAGCGTCTGCGTGAGCGTGCCGGCGATCGGCAGGCGACCGGCCGACGTGGCGGTCAGGTCGCCTAGCGATGCGGCCAGCGCGGCCCGCAGCTCGAGCCGAGCGGTTGAAGATCCGGTGAGCGCGCCGAGCGTCGATGCCGACGACGCGCGCAGCTCAAGGCGCGCCGCCCCGTCGAGGGTCAGCGTCCCGAGCGTTGCGGTGAGCGTGCCGGTGATGCCGCTTGAGGCCGAACCGGTGGCCGAGATCGTGAGCGCATCGAGCGTGGCCGACGTGGTGCCGGCGATCCGAAGCGCGCCGGTGCTTGAGACCGTCAGCGCGTCGAGGGTCTGCGACAGCGACCCGTTGATGCCGGTCGAGACGAGCTCGCCGGTCGCGGAAAGCGTGACGGCGCCGAGCGTGGCATCGACCGCGCCGACGCCGCCCGTGATCCCGGATTGCCCGAGCAGCGTCAGGAGCATGGCGGATTACTCCACGGTCAGGAGCTTGTTCAGCGTCTCCTGCGTCTCGTCGATCTGCGCGTCGATGCGCGCGACTTGATCCGCATCGCCGAGCGACACTGCGGACGCGCGCAGTTGCGAAAGCTGCACGAGCCGCGCCCGGCACATGGTGATCAGCATCTGAATCGTCACGTCACACCACCTGCTGCCGGAGCACGACGGCCGAAGTATTGAGCCCCATATAGACGTAGTCGATTTCCGTCGCGCCGTCCTTGTAAGTCACGTCGAACGCGGTGTCACCCAAGACGGCCGCGCCCTGCGTGTACGTCATCGTTCCCCACGGCAGCATGGCGTTTTCGGCGAAGTCGTAGGCGAACCATCGGCCAGTGGCATCCTTCTGGATGTACAGCCGATCCTTGCAGTACGAATATTTCGTCCCGGTCGTGAGCGTCTCCGTGGCCGGCGCGTAGGTGATCGCGGCCCAGGTATTGCCGGCGATGTCGTACCGATCGAGAAGCGCGCCACCAGCGCCGCGGAAGCTGAATAGATACCGGCCGTTCTGGATCGCGTTTTCGTTCGTCCAGTTGTCCGCACTGACGCTGTGAATCCAGTGACCGCTTGCGCCAGCGCCCGGAGCGCCGCCGCGTGCGACGCCCGGCGTGAGGGTCGACCAAGTGTTGCCGCTGATGCTGTAGCGGTACAGCGTCACGGCGTTGTTGCCCATGTAATACAGGAAATCGTCGTTGCCTTCGAGGCTGTACTGGCTGGTCGCGTCCGGGTTCGTGGTCCAGTTGGCCGACACGGTGATCACGGTGCCGGTGTTGCTGCTGACGGTGCGGATCTGCCCCGCGCCGGTGCCGGCGGTGATGCGGATCTGCGAGTTCGTCCACTGGTTTGTTGCCCATGCCTTCGCGGAGTTCGTCAGCGTGTTGGCGCTGCCCGCAGTGGCGGTGCCGGTTGCGAACGATTTGAAGCCCGTATCGATCCACGCCGGCGTGCTGCACATCTTGCCATCGGTGCCGAGCGTTGCCGCGAGGCCGGTGATTGCGAGCGTGGTCCAGGTGTTCGTCGCAAAGTCGTACTTTCGGAACGATCCCGCGGCCAGCGTGCCGGCGCCGACGACGAAGAACACCGGCGTCTTGAGGCGGTACTGGCTGGTCGAGTCGAATGCGGTCGCTTCGGCGTCCGTGAACGTGATCACGGCGTTCGTGCCGATCGTGTTCGATGCGATCGTCTTGGTTTTGCCGGCGTTCGTGCCGCCGACGAAGTAAACCGAGTACCCGCGCAGGTCGCGCGCGAGCGCCTGGTTGGTCGTGATCGAGGTCGTCGTTCCGGCGGTTGCGGTCAGGCTCGACGCGCCGACGGTGGTGCCGGTCGAGAACGAGCCCGCAACGCCGGTTGCGCCTGCGCCGAAAGTACCCGCGAGAGCCGGGGACGGGACTTGAATCCAGCCATCCTCGCGCGGGTCGTACAAAAACGCCCCCGTATTCGACTGCACGAGCAGCTGCTGCTGGCGGTAGTGGCGCGACGAGACGATGAAGTGCGCCGCGGCCGTCGCGGACGGAAGCGGAGTGCAGAACTCCCAACGCTTGAGGTCGAGAATCTTGCGGTTGCCGTTGGTGGTTGCCATGTCAGGTCACCGAAATGTTGCGGCGCAGCGAGTCCGCGCCGAGTCGCATCAGCGACGGGATCTGTTCGGTCGCCGCGAGGCCGCCGATCTGCGTCTGGTTCGTGAGCGTCGAGACGGTCGTGACCGTGCCGACGGTCGTGACCGTGGCGAGCGTCAAGCTCGCCGAAATCGCGTCGATGGCCACGCGCATGCGTGAAGCGGCGTCGGGTTGCATTTGCCCGACCGTGCGGGTGAGCGCTTGGAGCGCGTACCGCATCGCCTCGATCGCCTCGATGGCCTCGCCGAGCACCTGCACCGGCATAGGGTTCGAGCTCGCGACGTCGCCGTCCGAGACGCCGTCCGCGCCGACGACCAGCTTGATGCGCTGGTGATGCTGGCCGCCGATGTCGTCGGACGCGATCGACGCGCCCGAGCCCGGCGTATATCCGAGGTTGTCGGCCATCGTCAGCTGTTGGCGTCGTTGAGCGTGAACGTCGTCACGGTGAACTGCTGCCCGGCCGTGAAGCTGGTCGAATCGACGGTCATGTCGCCGCCGCCGCCGGTTGCGGTGACGGTCCCCTGGACGTGGCAGGTCGCGCCGGTCGAGTCGTAGAGCCGGAAATGCGCGGCCGTGCCGGTCGCGTCGGCGGAGGAGTCGACCCACGAGCCGGACAGCTGCTTGCTGCCCGAGGCGGCTGCGGCCATCCAGTCGGACGGGCAGTTGACCGTCGCGAGGACAGTGCCGGCGTCGGCTGCCGCGCAGTTGGCCGGAGCCGCGCCCGAGCGGATGCGCAGAATCGCGGACGTGCCGACGGTCGTCTCGATCGCGTCGAGCCGCGCGTTACGCACGGCCGTCGAAAGCTGGATTGCCATGTGGGTGCCTCAAAAGAAAAAGCCCGCGGCGATGGGGTAATCGACGCGGGCCCAGGGTTTGCGCAGGAGAAAATGCGCAGGTGATCGTCTAAACGACCACGTTGCCGAGTATCCACACGCAGAATTGCAATTCAAGCGCGAGTTTTGTACAAAAGTTGATGAAATTGCGCGCGCACGGCCCAGCGCGCACGGTCGAGATGGCGCACGAACTGCGACTCGCTCATGCGCGCGTGGCGGGAGCAGTGAAACCGGGTCTCGCCTTGCGCGATGTAGTGCGCCCATATCGCGCGGCGCTGCTCATCGGTCAGGCCGGCGACGGCCTTGTCGACGGCGATGACTTCCGGGACGACTTCGATGCCGGTGGCCGTCGAGCGCGCGGAGATGCCGAGGCGGATCTCGCGGATGGTCTTGAACATCGGCGACTCGCGCGGCCACGCATGCCGGGAGATCTCGCCTCGCGCCCACCGGCCCCACGCCTGCAGGTGGATGTCGACCTCGATCAGCGCCTTGTCGAGCGCCCGGTGGGATCGCCGGTCGATGCCGTCGGATGCCACGTCAGGCCGCCAGCAGGCCGGCCACGACGCCGACGAGGTACGCGACCGCGAGGCCGATCAGGACCGGCCAGACGAGCCGATCGCGTTCGCGCTCCAGCTCGCGCACGATCATTTCGTCGACCTCGGCCTGCGTGAATTTTCCGAACTCGGTCTCGGTCGTCATGCCATCGCCCTCCGTATCCATTCGATCGCCTCGCCCTTGCGCACCTGCTGCGTCGTGCAGCGGATCAGCCGCCATCCGGCGATCGCGGCCTCGGCGTATTTCTCCGCGTCGGCAGAGAATCCGCCGATCCGTTGGTGCCTGCCCGCCATGCCGCCCGGCGCGAAGCCCTCGATCTCGACCGCGATCTTGCGTTCGAGGTGCGCGAAGTCGAAGCGCCATTTCCGCACCGGGTGGAATCGGTGCTCGCGGACGAAGCCGGACAGGCCGACCGCGCGCAGCTGGATTTCGAGCACGTCCTCGGCCGGCGAGCGACTGCGGCGAAGCGGCGAGGCCATCAGGTCAGCAGCCCGTAGACCGCGTGAGCAGCGGCGGCCATCGCGCCCAGGAACACGCCCAAGAGCGCGCCCGAGCCGATGAGCATCGCCGCGGCCATCGCGAGGCCGGCGAGGAATTCGAGCGGCTTTTTCACGCCACCATTCCCGACGAGGTCGCAGCGGCCAGCGCTGCCGCGAGCAGGCCCGCGAGCGGCGCCGCGAGCACGAAGGCGAACGGAATGTCGTCGTTGAAATCGTCGGCGGGCGGAGCGGCCTTGGCCGGTTCGCTGGCCGGTTTGCGCTCCTTCGCCTTGAACTTCAGCGCCAGGTACTTCTTGCCGGAGCTCTTGGCCTCGTTCACCCAGCCGTCGACGAAATACTCGACGCCGTCGATCAGCGCGCTGCCGGTGTAGTCGGGATCTTGCTTGCCCTCGCGCTTGCGCTCGTTCCGAAAAATGCTGCCGCGCAGGTCTTGCTGTTGGTAGTCGCTCACGTTGTGGTCTCCGTTGTGGTCAGTGGCTGGCGATACACGCGCTCGAACAGCGCTTGCCAGGTCTCGCAGGGTTGGCCGGCGCGCTTGCCCGCAATCGCGGACTCGCGGCCGGTGTCGACGATGGCGCGGCGGATTCGCTCCCGCCGCTCCTCGCGTGTGGTGACGCCGCCGTCCCAGCTCATGGGCAGGCCCAGCTTCTGGGCCATCCACGCCTCGACGACGACGTTGGGGCCGTTCACGGGATGTGCTCCGGGATCGGCTTGCGCAGGTCGAGCTTCTCGCCGGTCGGCAACGTGAGCTCGAGCTGCGTGAGGCGGGTTGAGGGGCCGAAGACGCCGCGGGCAGCGTCCACGAACTCGAGGAGCGCCGGGTCGTGCTTGAGCAGGACCGCACGGACACGCTCGCGGTGCTTGTCGGCTGGGGAGGTCATGCCGCTGCCCTCGCCGCAAGAAGGACGCGCTGCACGACGGCCCCGCGACCGCAGGAGCGGGCCCGTCCGTGCGGCCGTCCCTGCACAACGGTTCGTGTGGTGCACAACCGTGTACAGGGGGGGAGGATGAGGGGGGGACGAGAGAGAGCACCGT